GTGTGCGCATCGGTGCCCGAGCGCGTGCTGATCGCCAGGCCGTGAGTTATCCACAGGTTATCCACAGGTTATCCACAGAGTTATCCACAGGCCGGTCTTAAGAATCGCGCGCAGGCAGACCGTCGGACGACCCGTCCGACGTCAGCTTTTCGGGTTCCTGCACGCTCACGGTCCGCATCAGGTCGCGCACGGCAGCAAGGTGCAGCGCTGTCGTGTCGGTGATACGCACGTCGCTCTGGATCTTGTTTCCCCAGCGCTTCGGGTCCATCCGTTCGGCCAGCCATTGCCTCGCACCCATCGCAACCTTCGCGGCGTTCGGGTCGATCTGTTCCTGCTCGACCTTCTCGGCCAGCGCCTCGATTCTCTCGGCGTTCAGCAGGGCGCGCGCGTTGCGGACGATTTCGTACCGCTCCATCAAGGCCGGGTCAGACTGCATCTTCCCCCAGAGGATGGCGAACGGAACCTCGCTGCCGCTGATGAAGGACCGCAGAGAGTGCCCATCGGCAAGATGAATCCAGAGCTGCTCCCAAAAGTCGGGCGAGCTGATGATCTGGTGCGCCTTCTCGCGTCGCTCTCGCTTTCGTGGTGTCCCTGCCATCAGTCGCTCACATGCACATAGGTGCTCACGTCTTCGTAGTCCATGTCGTAGCCGTCCACCGGCACCACGTCGAAGTTAGACCAGCGCCGCTTCACAGGCTCCGGTCGCTCTTGCCGCGTCGCTCGAGGAGACGGCCGGTTGCGTATCTCTTCGGCGTAAACACGGCGCCACAGCTTCTCAGCCGTCGTGAACCTATGGCCGCAAGTCAGGCACTCCCGCCGACGCCTCGCCTCGGTCGGGAACTGGTAGACCTTCACGACCTCAGAAGACTTGGCGCACTTCGGGCACTTCATCTGTCGGGCAGCTCGGCCTTTGCCATCTTCAGCCAATCTTCCAAGGGCTGCACCACGAGGAACTCACGCTTATCGCCCCGGCAGATGACCACCGGGATCTCGTAAGGCGCGCACGCTGCCCTCGCCTGGTCGACCCACTCGTAGACCGCGATGCTCTTGCGTCGCTTCACCTCGACCACGAACCGGCCAAGTCGAATGTCGCAGCCACCGTCTCGAGCCTGCCCAAGCTCACGCTTCACGACCCATCCGGTCGCTTGGCTAATCTTGTCGCAGACCTCTCGCTCGGTCTCGGCGCCCCGTTGTCGTTGTCGTAATCCCATGCCTCACCATCTCGCAGTAATGCGGCCCAAGTCTACCGCATAGCATAGGCCAGCAATCAAGGGACGCAGCCGGCGCCGCATCCGTTGGTCTCGCTTGCTCTGCCGGGTCTGTTCCCTGCGACGCTCGAGGTTCGCCTGGTAGTAGGCTCGATGGTACCGGGTGCGCTTGTCGGCCCACGGCTCCGGCTGCCTTGACTCATCGACGGCCTGGGCCACGATGACTCGCACCTGGTTGGCCTCGATGGTCTGCCGCGCCATCTCGCTGATCTGCTCGATCGTGCGACCTTTCTTCCGGTGCCCCTCTCGATGGTATCGGTGAGGCAAACCGCCCGTGTTCTCGGTCAGGCAGACCGGGCAGAGCTTAACGACCTTTTTCATCGGCCACCTTCCAGAGCAGGTTGATGCTGGGCGGCTTCTCGCCTCTCGCGTTCTCGGCGAGCTCTGCCGCCTCTTCGAAGGTTGAAGTCACCCCGAGCCACCTCGGGATCACCCGCCCGTCGGCTCCCATGCGCCAGACGACATACTCGACCTTATCGCCCACCCTCTGCCCCCGGATACAGAACCGGCCATCCGTTGACGCCTTGTCCCAGAACGGGTCATCCATCCACTCGAGCGGCCCGGTGTGGTTGAGGTCAATCTTCTGCTGGCTCACGCCGGCCACCTCGGGTCGGTGCCGACCTCGCCCTTGGCGTCCTGGTAATGGACGACCCTGGCCCCGAAGTGGGCTTGGAAGGTCTTAGCCACCCGGAACCCCTCCTCACCCAGCCCCTCGACCATCCTCCGGCCGAAGGCCGTGTCGGTCTTGGCTGGTTCAAGTTCCAAGGCCGGGTACGGTACAAAAGGTACGAGTCCTAAAGGACTCTCGTACCTTTCGTACCCGGTTCGTACGGTACGAACGGGTACATTTCGTACCTTTCGTACTTTTCGTACCTGATTCTGTCTCCTTTTTGCCACAATTACTTGCCCTCCCTCGACAGTTTGTAGCCCCCGACGGTGCCCGTCATGAAGGGCGAAAATGCCAGCGCCTCGGCGGCCGCGTGGGCGGTCGTCTTGCTCATCGCCGCCTCCCTGCCGATCTGGCGCAGGTCCGGCAGCGACCAGATCATCTCCGAGTCGCTGCCCTTCTGGCGCTCCCTCAGCGCCGTCAGCAGCTGCCGCTGCGCCTTGCCCTGCGGCATCGGCTCGCGCTCCTTGCGCCCCGCCGCGGCGGTCTCGCGCATGACCAGCGACTTGACCCGCTCGCCGTACTTGTCGGCGCGCCCCAGGTCCACCTCGGTGGCCTCGTAGGCGACCGGCGCCATGCTGGCGGTGTCCTTGAAGCGCTCGCGGGTGACGTTCACGACCATCGCCTGGACATCGGGCCGCTCGACGATGTACTCGGCGTCCGGGTTCGCCATGAGCGCCGACGCGCCTCGCGGGCGCTTGCTGTCGCCGTGGCCCGAGTGCGCCACGAGCAGCACCGTGGCGCTGTACCGCTCCCGCAGCCCGACGGTGAGCTTCGAGAGGTACTCGGCCACCTCCTGGTTCGAGTTCTCGTCGAGCCCGGCGGAGAACTTGCTGAAGGTGTCCACGATGATCAGCGCCGGGCGGATGCCGGCCTCGTCGATGCCCTGCTGGAGCGACCCCATGTCCGCCTCGGCGTTGAGGTTGGCGACCGACTCCAGAGCGAGCAGCCGCAGCTCGCTGAGGGTGCGCCCGTTGCCGTGCTCCTGCACCCACGCCTCGGCGCGCCGCCCAAGCCCCGCGCCCTCGCCCGAGAGAATGACGACCGGGTTGCCGGCGGCGGCTATGCGCATCGCCCAGTCGAGGGCGATGAAGGACTTGAACGACGCGCGCGGCCCGGCGAGCACGGCGAGCACGTTCGCCTCGAGCACGTTGTGGATCAGCCAGGTGGCCTCGCGCCGCTCGGCGACGATCTCTCCGATGGCGCGCAGCGTGAGCCGCCTACCGGGCGTGGCGGCCGCGCCGATCGACAGGAAGGTAGGCTCCGGCTCCCGCGCGCGCTCCATGCCCCTCGCCTCTGGCACATCGTCGTAGTCGCCGGGCGGCTCGTCCCTGACCGGCGGCCCGATGCGCACCGCCTCTGGCACCGGCACCCAGCCGCCCGCCTTGGCTGCGCTGAAGAGGCTCCCGAGCGTGACGCCCTTTCCGCGGTCCAGGTGGAAGCTCTGCCAGCGGTACTCCATGTCGGCGCGCCCTGCATAGGACGCCGGCAGCACGCCGGTGATGCCGCCGCTCGACCACGCATCCCAGAGCTCAAGGCCGTCGTCCGCGCCGCCGCTCGCGTGGTGCAGCGCCATCCCCACCATCAGCCATGCGTCGTACCCCTCCGGGTCGATGTGCGCGATCGCCTCGGTGACGCGCGGCAGGTCGCGCTGGAAGTCCTGACTGGTGCCGGGCTTCGGCGGCAGCTTGGCCGCGACCTCGGCGGGCAGCTCGAGATCCATCCGGCGCTCGTCGATGAGCCCCGCCGGCAGCGGCTGCGCCTCTTCCATGGGCCCGCTCTGGCCGTAGTGCAGCGGCCACCATATGACGTACCCGCCCTCGGCCCTGATGTCGAGCCCCTCGCGCTTGACCTTGCCTAGCACGACACTAGCGCCGCCTCGTATTTTTACCCCGGCGGGTGCCTTGAAGAGGTAGTGCCGGCCGCCGCTACCGCCGCCGGTCGCGTGCACCCTGGTCTTGGTGAGCTCGAACTGGTGCTCGCTGATCCAGTCCTGCGCCGCGCTCGACGCGCTACGGTGGTCGTAGTCGATAACCACCAGCCCGGTGATGGAGCCGGTCGGCACCCCGACCAGCGCCTCCGGGTTCGCCGACCACCAGCGCCTAATCTGCTGCTCGTCTTGGGTGGCATCCTTAAAGCCGTTGCGGGTGAGCGGGCTCTTGGCCTTTAGGACGCGCCCGTCCTGGTCTGTCTGGTCCGCCCTGCGGCACGGAAAGACCGGCGCGCGCTTGGCGAGCTCGAGGACGCGCTCGACGGGCACGACGGCGGTGAGGTCTGGCTTGGTCATGGGTAGATATCCGGCCGCAGGGCCTTCCTAGATACACCGGTCGCTGCCTCGACGGCAAGGGCGCGCAGCGGTGGCACCCGCCCGGCGAGCACCCATTGGTGGACGGCCTGCGGCTTGATCTTGAGTTTACGGGCCAGCGCCGTCTGTCCGCCCGCTTGGGCGACGGCGTGGAGGAGTGCCGCCTCGGGCGGCTGTATTTTGGTTTTAGGCATAGGGCCGTGGAGGGTAGCAAGGACGCCTTGCAGGAGCAAGAGCGGCGGGTAAAAAATAATTTCAAGAAAGGCTTGACACGCTGGTCGTCCTATCTGAAGATGCAATTCCACGGGCGGCGATGTGCCTACCGGAAGCGACAGAAGGAGACGAAAATGAACATCAGCGAATGGTTTGAATACGCGACGATGAAGGCCGACGATGCACGCGAGGCGATGTACGCGGCCATGAATGTTTGCCCCTCTTGCGAGGGTTGCGGCGACCACGGCGTCGAGGAAGACACGGGCTGCCTGTTCACCTGCTACGGCTGCGACGGTACTGGCCGCTTCCATAACGAGGTGGCCGCATGACTCCCCTCGAGACCGCCTTCTGCGCAGCCGTCGGGCTTCTGGCGTTGCTGTTCTTCAGCGTCTTGGCGCTCTTCATGTACGCGCGCCCCGCGCCGTGGCCGTGCCTACGCGACCGCCGCGAGCGGCTGCCGCACCCGACCATCCGCGCGCGCGTCGTGCAGCCGCATAAATATTCGCGGTGGTGGATATGAGTGCCGTCGACACCTTCTACAAGAACCTCGAGCGGTCGGTGGGCCTGCGGACTGATGCCGTCAACATCGCCGCCCCCACCCGCGCGCGCCTCGTTGGCGTATCGGTCGGCGAGCTGGCGCAAGCGCTTAAGTTTTCCGGCCTTTCAATTTTTACGGGCCACGACGGCGTGGTCGAAATCCGAAGAGTCGATTCAACAACCCAAGAAGGAGAGAAGCGATGAGTCTGTTTGTTAGCGCCGCCTCAGGCGGCAGTTTCGAGCCCCGCAAGCCCATCGAGGCGGGTGCGTATGCGGCCGTGTGCGACATGGTGGTGGACCTTGGCGTCCAGCCGTCACCCGGCGGCCAGTTTGCGCCGAAGCGCACGGTGGTGCTGCGGTTCCAGATCCCGGAGATCCGTGTGGATATCACGCGCGACGGCAAGACGGAGAGCCTGCCGGCGGTCATCAGCCGCACGGTGGGCCTGAGCCTCAACGAGAAGTCCACGCTCTACGCGCTGCTCACGAGCTGGCGCGGGAAGGCGTTCACGCCGGAGGAGTTGAAGAAGTTCGACCTGGGCAAGATCGCCGGGAAGCCGGCCTTCATCAACGTGACGCACTCGGTGAAGGGCGACCGTACCTACGCCAACCTCACGTCCATCATGCCGCTGCCGAAGGCAATCCCGGCTCCGGTGATGGAGGGCGAGGCGCTGGTGTACTCAACGGACGCGCCAGACCCTGCGATTTTTTTGCAGCTCCCGACCTGGATGCAGGACAAGATCGCCGCCCGCATCGTGGACGCGCCGAAGGCGGCCCCGAAGCCTGCCGCCGCGCCCGCGGCGCTGGCGTCGGACTTCGCCGACGACGACCTGACGTTCTGACCGTGCCTACACCGAGACAGGGTTATAAGGCAGCCGATGGGAAGAAGATTCCGTCGGTGACAACGGTCCTCAAGGTTAAGGACCCCGGCGCGCTTATCAACTGGGCGTATAAGCAGGGCCGCGAGCACGGGCTGCTGGAGGGCCAGGGAAAGGACGCGCCAGGCGGCCTGTACGAGGGGAACGACATCCTCGCCATCGGCACCTGCGTCCACGCCATGTGCGAGGCCTGGGTGAAGGGCGGTAGCCCGGTGGAGGTGCTTGAGAAGAGCATCGCCGCCGAGACCGTCAGCGACCCGGTGTCGTTCCGCGCGCGCGCATCGTCGGCCTATAGCGCCTTCGAGTTCTGGTGCAAGGGCACGCAGCTCGAGATTATCGACTGCGAGGTCAAGGTCATCAGCGAGGCGCACCGGTACGGCGGAACTCTTGATTTCATCGGCCGCCTCAATGGCCAGCTGGTGCTGGGCGACTTCAAGACCTCGAACTCGGTCTGGCCGGAGATGCTGTGCCAGCTGGCGGCCTACGCCAAGGCGTACGAGGAGACGACCGGGAACCGGATCGACGGCGGGTACCACCTGCTGCGGTTCTCAAAAGAGAACGGCGACTTTGGGCACCACTACTACCCATCGCTCGACGATGACGCTTGGCCGGCGTTCCTGCACCTGCGCGCGCTGCACGATCTGAACGAGAAGCTGAAGAAGCGCGCGGCGTAATCATCCACACTCGAGTCTGGCGATAACCACTTCGGAGCCCGGCCCCGTCCAGACAGCCGGCCTGATTATGAAGTACCTTTCAGTCTGCAGCGGCATCGAAGCCGCATCCGTCGCCTGGCACCCGCTCGGCTGGGAGCCGGTGGCGTTCAGCGAGATTGAGAAATTCCCGTCTGCGGTGCTTGCGCACCACTACCCTACCGTGCCGAACCTCGGCGACATGACCAAATTCCAGGAGTGGCCTGATGAACCAGTTGACCTTCTTGTCGGAGGAACCCCCTGTCAATCCTTCAGCGTCGCGGGTCTCCGCAAGGGGCTCGAAGACCCTCGAGGAAACCTCATGCTCACTTACCTTGCAATCGCTCAGCGTTACCGGCCTCGATGGGTTGTTTGGGAAAATGTCCCCGGCGTCCTGTCATCGAACGGAGGACGGGACTTTGGAACCTTCCTCGGGGCGTTGGGGGAGCTGGGGTATGGGTGGGCCTACCGAGTCCTGGACGCTCAGTGGTTCGGAGTGGCCCAGCGCCGTCGTCGTGTGTTCGTTGTCGCACATCTTGGAGACGCGCAGCGTGCCGCAAAGGTTCTTTTTGAGCGCGAAAGCGTGCAGCGGAATCCTGCGCCGAGCCGGGAAGCGCGGGAAGGCGCTGCCGCCAGCGTTGGAGGCGGCCCTGATGGCGGTCGCATCGCCGGCGCTGTAACGCGCAAGTGGTCGAAGGGCAGCGGCGGTCCGGCGGGCGACGAGTGCTACAACATGGTCGCGCAGCAGGTAAAGTGCGCCACCGGCGACATCACGCACGCTTTGACCACGCGATCAGCGGCGGAAGAGGACGGCACCGGGCGCGGCACGCCGTTGGTGCCGACTATGTTCTCAATCATGCCGATGAACAGTGGTAAAGATTACAAAGCGCGAGAGGTGCAAGTTGCACAGCCGTTGATGGCAGGCGGTCCAGTTGGCGGTAGTCAAGGCGGTGATTTTGTGGCGCAGCCAATCGGCTTCGGCGCACAAATGTCTAAGCCGAAAACCGATATTGACTTGATGCAAACACTTCAAGCCAAGAATCCAATGGCGGTCGCCTTCCACGAAAACCAGCGCGGAGAGCTTACGGTCAACAACACCGCCGGCGCACTGAAGGTTGGCGGCGGCAAGCCGGGCCAAGGCTACCCTGCGGTGGCGGTCGCGCAGCCGGTGGCGTTTACCCGTTGTGACAACGGGCAAGACGCGCAAGTTGATGTAACACCCACCATGCGCTGCGGAAGCAACTATTCCGCGCATCTTGCGGTCGCGCAGCCGGTGGCGTTCCGAGACACAGCGGATTGCCTGACTGCGGCCTACGGGACGAAGTGGAACGGCAACGCCAGCGCGGACAATGGCAGTTTGTTCGCAGCGCAGCCGGTCTACGGCACCGACTGCTACAACGGCGCAATCACGGGCGATGTCGCGGCCACGCTTGGCACGCCGGGAAGCAGCGTCAACGCAAGCGGGCCGACGGTGATGCAGCCCGTCGGCATATTCCAAGACAGCGAGTTTGGGGTTCAACAGTACGGCAGCGCGGGCACCTTGCTAGGGCGCATACCGGATCATCAGATGGTGATGCAGCCTATTGGCATAGATGAGGAGCAAAACGCTTGCGTGGATGGGTTTGGCACATTGAAGGCACGCATAGAAGGGGGCGGCTTTGAGGGGTCTGTGATGACTCCCGCCATGCAAGTCCGCCGCCTCACGCCCGTCGAGTGCGAGCTGACCAAGGGCCACAGCCATGCGGTCGCGCAGCCGGTGGCGTTTGAGCCGGGAAGCATTGCAAGAAACGCTGGGCCAGCAGGTGAATCCTCGTTGGCGCCAACCTTGCGAAGCGATATGGGGGACAACCAGCCAGCCGTGCGCATCGCCATGCAAGTCCGTCGCCTCACCCCCGTTGAGTGCGAGCGGCTGCAAGGCTTCCCAGACGGCTACACCAACATCCCGTGGCGCAAGCAGCCTGAGGCACCAGACGGGCCGCGCTACAAAGCATTGGGAAACAGCATGGCCGTGCCGTGCATGGCCTGGATCGGCAAGCGGATCGCGGAGGTGGACCGTGGCGATTGAACTTGACGACTGGGACCAAGACTGGCTCTCGCGCGCGCACTCGGAGTCCGAGTACCGGGCGAAGTGCAAGGAGCTGATGGAGCGGTGCGCGCAGTACGCCGCAGAGCTCGAGCAGTTGCGCCGGCCGCGTGCCGGGTGCGCATACCCCGCGTGCATGACGGATGGCCGCTGCGCCCGGATGTGGGCGGGCGAGTGTTCTGGACCGAAGGAGGTGAAACCGTGAGCGATAACATCACCCTGCCCCTCGCCGTCGTTAAGCGGATGCGCTCAGAGTTGTATTTCCTGGTCTGCTTCGCCGACACAGACTGCGGCGATTCGGATTGTGATGAGTGTGAACCGCTGCGCCCAATCCGGGCTGCGATAACCGTGCTTGACGCCGCGCTCGCGGAGAGAGGGGAAGATGGAAAAACCGCCTGACTTTGACGCCTTCTTTCGGCTGCTGCGCGACGCGATCATCGCGGCGATCGGCATCCTGCTGTTCTGCGCGCTTCTTGTGGAGGTGATGACATGAGCGACCCCATTAACCCGGCCCACTACAGGGCCGGCGAGATCGAGTGCATCGACGCCATCGCGGCGCAGCTCTCGCCGACGGAGTTTCGCGGGTACCTGCGCGGGCAAGTGGCGAAGTACAACTGGCGACTTGGGCTGAAGGATTCCGTGGAGCAGGACGCCAAGAAGATGCTCTGGTACGCCTCGATGCTGGCCGGCGTGGACCCGAGGGAGCGTTAGCCTAGGCCGCGCGGCGGTCAGCCGAACTTGCGGCGCAGGTAGTCCATCGAGAGCGGCATCAGGTCGTAGTTGCCGTTGCGCACCTCGTTCAGCACCACGATGCCGGACCACTCCGACCGCTGCACGTCGTCCGGGCGGTAGCCCTCGTGGTCGATGTAGAAGCGGCCGCAGACCAGGCCGTGCTTCACATGGTCGGGGTACTGCTTCGACCCGTACAGGAACCCCTGCTGATGGCCCTGCACGAAACTCGACCCGATATGCCCGAGGCGGCTCGTGATGGTGCCGCCGATGGGGCGACCCGAGAACGGGTTAGGGAAATAGTGGCAGTATTTGATGCCGTCGATCTCGACGATCTCGAGGAACTTCGGGCGCTCCCAGTCGAGCGTCTGGCAGTTGTGCGAGCCGATGGTGCCCTGCCACTTCGGCTCGCGCTTTGCCACACGGTCGGCGCGGGCCTCGTGGTTGCCGGGCACGAACACCTTGCGCGGCGTCCAATACTTGCGCTTGCCCCGGATGCGCCGGTCAATCTCGGCCTGCATGGGCGCGCACAGGCGCCGGAATGCCTCGTTGCCGGCCTCGACATCCTCCTGGTACCGGGTGCCCTCGAGCTCCTCGGAGCCGGGTTCGTTGTGCGAGTTGAGCGACGGGAAGTCCCACCAGTCGCCGATGCAGACGATGACATCCGGCTGGTACTCGACAATCGCTCGCGCCGCCCAGTCAACATGCTCTGTGTTGGCGCCCGGCCTAATCTGGGCGTCGGGGATGATTAGGTGCCGCCTGTGGGTCATTTTTTAGTCGTGGAAAATGTCGTGCTGGACTGATGCAACAGGCTTGCCATGTTGTCCACGAACACCTCGTCGTGATTGAGCGGGTGGTTCATTTCGCAGAGCAGGGAATGGCTCCACTCGTGGCAGAAGGCCTGCTGGAGCTCGGTGTCGCCCAGATCGCCCCGCAGGTCGATGCGGTGACGGGTCGGGTCGTACATCCCGACGGTATCCATCGAGTGCGGCCACCGGGTGCGCGGGATGATCCGCACCGTGACCTCGTGGCCGTGCAGCTGGAACCGACGCGGGATCTGCAGCCGGGCGTGGCGGTCAGTCTTCCGACGAGAGGAGTCCTGCTGCTGGGGCATAGGTTGCGATCCCTCGGGTGCCACGCGACATCATTGCACGCCTGGCGAGCGGCGACTGTATACCACGCATCAGGTACTGTTGGATAGCCCGGCTCTAATAGAGCCGGGCCTTGCCATTGTAACGTTTCACGTCTGTCGTCATTCGCCTTGACCTAAAAGGCCGCTTCTTGGTGTCGCATATATAGACCCTCTGGCTGACTCTCGCAGAGAATCGCTAAATGTTGTGACATTTTTAGGGTCTGCTTTCTGCATTAAAAGGGCCGCAAGTTTTGGGTCAATCATCGCTTGGACCAGAAGCTCCTGAGCCTTTTCTTCTGGCACATTTGTCAGCCATTCGAGCGGCTTTATCAACGTACGAAGGGCCGCAGAATTAGATGCCTGTCCACCAAGAGTCCGGCCAATCAAGTTTGCCATCGTGATGTTCTTTATGGTTCCAGACGTTGGCGGCCTTGCGCCAGGCGCAGAAGGAGCCGAGCCCTGCTGCAAATCCAGAAGGATGTTATTTAGCCTTTTTTGTTGCACGCTGGTGAGCGTGTCATTTATTTCGCTTTGCCGAGACCTTATGATTCTAGTCATGGCCGGAGCAGATAGCATAAACCTGCCAGACTCAATGTCTGCTGTGGTTCCTATGCTGCGCTGCTGAATATCCTGCAACAATCCGATGCGCTCCTGGCGCCTGCTGGATTCTGCGAAGTTTTCAAGATAACTTTGCCACGATTTATTTCCGCCAGCAGCCGAATCCAGGATATCGTCGATTGCGCGGATTATGTCCTCTGCTACAGGTGCCCCGCTCTTAAATGCGCGAGTCTGTTCGTCAGTTGTAGGTGCAAGGGTTTTTTCACGCAAATCCTTGCGAATTTCGTAAAGCCTTTTGAAGAAATTTCCTTCAACATTCTTGCCTAAAATCTCATCATTCAGCCTTCCACGGGTCCAATTAATGACCGCGCCGGCGCCTTCTCCAGCGCCCCTTTCGCTAGAGTTGATTTTTTTAAGCACATCATCTATCGAAAGGGCAATCCCTCTCTGGGCTAATTCTGGAGATATGTTTGCGCCCATTGATGCAAAGGCCTGCTCGCGCATCGGACTCGTCATTTCGCTGCGGATATCCTGCATCTTTTTGATGACTGCATCTCGCTCCGCAGGGTCAGATGTGCGCGCAAGTCTGTCCATCTCTTGACGAAGCACCCTCGCATTAGCAAGCCTCTGCGCGGCGATAAGGTTGGTCATGTCAGCGCTAGACCGTACGCCGGTCTCAAACCCTGCCAGTCCGATATCTCTAGCAGAGTCAGCTGTCAAAGGCTGAACCCCTGGGACATTCGCTCTGGACCTTTGAAGATTCAATATTGCTTGATCAGGGTTAGTCGCCATGTTTCTTAAAAGCGAGCCGACGCTGATATCTCTGCCTGGGGCAGTAAACGGCTGGGAGGCGGTTGATCCTGCGGCACTTGACACGCCAGCAGTAGACCCGCCCAAAACAGTGCCCAAAATAGAGCCGCCGATTCTGAATGCGGCGGATCTTTTTTGGTCTGCGTCATCTCCCGCCGCTAATACGCCAATGTCCCCGCCGAGCTCTCCGCCAAGTGATGATCCTGTCTGCGCCGTCGGGGCGGCCCCAAGCTCTGCAGCTGCGACCCTAGAGCGTTCTGCGGGGGCGATCACATTTGGCCTCAAGAGATTTCCAGAAACGGGAGGCGAAGAAACAACTCTTGGAAGCAACCTTGAGGCGAGAGTAGCCACTCCGGCTCCGCCAAGGGCGGCAATTCCGGTGGTTCCATATCTAACAGCTGTTTTCTCCGCCTCAGTTTCTGGCTTTGGCTTACCTAGCAAATCCGCCAGGCTTTCGCCTGCATATCTAACGCTAGACGAAAAAGGGGTCAGGCGGCTCCCCGTGTATGGTTCGCCGCCGAAAGCTTGCGTCAGTAGGCTAGGAGCGGCTCCAAACAAAACATCTCCAGCAAAGGCGGGAATCCCGAAAACTCCCTGTGTGATACCCTCTATTGCGGTGCGTTGAGCGAGACCGACTTTTCGCTCTTCCTTCTGCCTTGGGGACATCTGAATGGCATCTGGCCCTTCCCCTGCGCCAGCCAGAGGTGCATTTCTCCAATCCATTTTTTTTTCGCTCATTTAGATTACCTCGGCTTTACTTTCAACTTGCCGGTGGTGGCATCTTCAAACAAGGTTCCCGGCGCCAGCCTGTCAAACTCTTGCTGATTACTGACTTTGGGCGCAATGGCCCAAGCGAGAGGATTCTCTGCCACCGCTTTTGGGTTTACACCGTAACCTGCAGCCAGGTTGCCATATCTGTCTACGATTCGCTGTGCGTTTCTGTGCTGGCTTCTGACAAGTCCATACGCCGATGACAGAAAATCGTTTCTCTGTTCAGCATTAAGCTCTTCGCCGCGCATGAGTTTGTTGTATCTAGCCCAGACTCTTTGCGGGATGCTGCCGGCGTTTGCCGCCGTCGCAAACTCGCCCTCTCGCACCGCGCTGGCGGGGTCCAAAATTTTCATATACGCGAAGATCAGCGCGATGTCGTTTGCGGGGCTGGGGTTCATGGCTGCCTCTTGCACCCGCCCCCACGCATCCCCGAATTTCTGGTATTCGGACAACTGCGTCGTGGCCTCTTTGCGCAGCGTGGTGGCGTCCTCTTTTCCAAAGCTTTCTTCCCCACCACCTCCAGCACCGCCTCCAGCGCCGCCACCGCCTCCCCTCGCGCGCGCGCCGGGCTCCATTCCCACCTGGAACTCTTGGCTAGTCCCGTCGCTGAAATAGGCGATTACTCTATCTCCAAGCCTTATCTCGTTGATAATGGTCCTAGGCTCCGGCGCCTTGGGCGGCGCCGTGAACCCACCCGTGAGCGGGTTGTACACCGACCCGCCCACCGTGCGCCCGAGGGCGCCCTCGGTGGCGAGCTTGGCGAGATCCGGCGCCATCTGGCCGAGGTCGCGCCCCGCCTGGGAGCCGTATAGGGCCGCCATAGCGCCGCGTGGGTCTTGGCGGTACCGTGAGGACAGCTCGCCGCCCTCGCCGCCAGGGAGGCTCTCGAGCCGCCCGGCAGGGCCACCAAATAGACGCCCCACCACCTGCGGCATCAGCGCCTCGGCGGCGGCCTGTCGGCGGGCGAGGCCGGCGGACTCACGCTCTGCGGCGCGGCTGGCGCGGGTAAGCGCGAGCGCCTCGCTGCCCGCCTCGGGCGAGCCCATGCCGCGGGCGATGATGCCGAGCACGGACAGGTTCGCCCGGCGGCGCTCCTCGGGGGTCATGGACTCCACATCCTCGCCCAGCAAGCCGCCGACGTAACGGCTAAAAAATCCGGGCTTTTTTGTTTTCTCTGCCATGTTCGTGGTCCTCAATCAAAGAGCAGGCCGCGCGTCTTGCGGCCGCCGTAAGTGCGGTACATCTTGCGGTACATCTCGAGCGGGTCGCCGCCGGTGGGCTGGCCCACCCTGGCCGAGAGCGTGCTCGAGAGGTCCATCTCATCATCGCCGCCCTGCGCCGCTAGGCGCATCAGCCCGCGCTGCATCCCGCCGCCCTCGGCGTACTGCGTGCCGTAGCGCTTGAGCATCTCCTCGTCGGCGTCAATCCTGCGCTGCGCCGCGCGGTCCGTCAGCTTCTTGAAAAAGTCCACCTCACGCCCTCCCGCGGCGCTTGGCGCCGACCTTCTTGTCCAATTCTTTCACGGCCTCGGTGAGCAGTCCGACCACCTGCGGCAGATCATACTGGCGCATGTTGTCCGACTCGCGCCGCGAGACGGCCTCGGGCATGGCGCGCTCGACGGACTGGGCCGACATGCCCATGTCTTCCTCGCCGCCCCTGTCCTCGCCCTCGTTCTCGCCGTAGCCGTCCTCCCACTCGAACTCGATGCCCTTGAGCCGGCGCACCTTGTCGAGCGGGTTCTTGATGCCGCCGATGTTGCGCTTCATGTCCTCGTCGGAGCCGGTCGGGAAAAACGCGCCGGCGGTCCTTACGGCTATATCAAACGGCGACGCGCGACCCGTCACGGTCCCGGTCTGGGTCACGTTGTACGGCGACGCCGACACCGCACCCTGCCGAATCGCAAGCTGCTGCAGCGGATACTGCTGCCGGCGGAAATCCTCCTCGCGCTGCGCGTTAAGGAACTGCTGGTAGAGGTTCTGCTGCTGCGTGCCGAGGCCCATCATCGCCCGCCCTGACTCGTACCGGTTCGCAAGCGCCGTCTGGCCGTATCCCGCCAGGTCGCCCCCAGCGCGAAGCCGGAACTCTGCGCCCTGAATCCCGGCGGCTTGGTTGCGCGTGGCCGCGTCCATCTGCGCGCGCTGGTTCGCCTCCTCGGCCGACAGGCCCATGCGCATGTATTCCTGCGTGGCCTGTTGGTTCGCGCGCGCGGCCTCAAGGCCGGCCTGGACGTTAGTCGTCTCGGCCGTGAGCCCAAGCCGCTGCGCGTCCTGCATGGCCTTCTGGTTCTCTAGGTCAGCGCGCATCTGCGCGTCGACGTTCGCCGTCTCTGCCGTGAGCCCGAGCCGCGCGAGCTCCATGTCGCGCTGCTGATTCGAGATCTGCCCGCGCTGGGCGAGCTCCATCACATTCTGCGCCGCGTTCTGGTTGGAGAGGCGCACCGCCTGCTCGCGGCCGACGTCGGCCTCTCGCAGCGCCGCAGCCTCGCGGAAGCCCTGCGCGCGCTGCTCGGCCACGAAGCGGTT